GCCGGCTCGTTGATCAGCTCCGCAAATCGCTTCAGATACCGCATCCGCCTACCTCCCCCCAGGTCCGATAACCGCCATTGCCGGCGCTACTCTCCGTAGATCACCGTCGCCGTGAGCACCTGCGTGCTGCTGATCGTCTCCCCCACCGCGACCGTGAGCCGGTCGTTGGCCAGCAGCGGCCCGTATGCCGACAGGCCCGTCCCGCTCGAATTCGTGTACTCGCTGGCCGGGTAGTACCAGGTGTCCGTGTAGTAGTCGCTAAGCTGAAGCACCGTCAGCGCCGGCGCTCCCGCGGTGATGGTGATGTCCGTCGTCTCGCTGATCAGCGGCGCGAAATCAAGATGGATCGCGTAGATGTGCCCGCGCACGTAGTCATCCGTCAAGGCGCTCGCACTAATCGTGCCTTCCACCCCCGCCGCCGTAGTGACCGCCACCTCCTCGACCCGCGTCCAACCGTAGTTGGTGGAGCTGCGGGGCTCGGGGACCTCCTCCGGCTGAGAAATCACAGACAGCACTACCATCGCAACGAGAAGCCCGGCGATGAACACCGCTTCAATTGGAAATGACTTTCTCATACCGACCTCCGATAGTACGCCCGAAACGCGAGCGTATCCTTGTCCGCCATCACCTTCGAGCGCTTCTTCAACACCCGATGCGCCGCCATCACCAGCGACAGATAGCGCTTCGACACGGCCAGCGCCTTCATCGGCTCAAAGCCCCGCTCCAGCATCTGCCGGAAGCGCAACCCCAGCCACGCCGCGCCCGTTGGCCGCCGCCCCGTCGCCCAGTTCTGGCCATCCCCGCCGATGACGAACGAGGCCCCGGCATCGAGGAGCGCGTCCATCATCGGCGAGTGCGCATCCGCGAGATAGCAGTTGAGCGCAAATACCACCGCCCCGCCCAGGTCCGCCGCCCGCACCTGTTCCTCTTTCAGCGCGATGGTGCCATCATCCCCGTACCACCACCACAGCCCCGGACCGCCGTGAAGATCAAGGTAGATCAAATCTCGATCCTGGAGCCACCACGGCTGGAAGTACTCCGCCGACATCGGGGGCGAGCACAGCGGCTCTGCCCCCGCCGCCTTGCGGGCACTCTCCGCGAAAGATGCGCAACAGTACGCCAGTACCCTAATGGTCAACGTCAGACCACGTCCCTATTTCCTGCGTCGGCACCCACCAGATGGAGTCAATCGCAGTCACGCAGACAGAATCGCCCACGGTCGTATTGGCGACCCGGTCGTCCGCGGCGTTGGTCAGATGCAAGATATAATCTCCACTGCCCGGCGTGACCGTGATCCCACCGGATGCCCCGACGTAGAAGCAGAAGTTATACCCCGCGCTCGCCACCGGCAACGTGAACACCTGACCGTGCGTGTCCCGTCCCGGATTCGTCACCAGACTCCCTGTCTCCGATGGCAGCAACTGGTACGCTACCGCCGTTGACACCACGTTCGTCTGGTACAGCAGATCGCCCGTGATTTGCACGTCACCATCGGCGACATTGCTGATGGTCTCGCCGTTCTGCAAGCGAATGTCTGCCTCGCTCATCGTGGATCCGTTGAAATCCACGCCATAATCCCACGTATCGCTGGCCTTCGTCTGAAGGACCGCGATTGTGCCGGCGGTCGCCTCGCCCGAAGCCTCGGCATAGTAGGATGCGCCAGTCGTGATGACCGCCGAGTTGTTCAGGTCCAAAATCGAGTAGAACGGATAGCCGTACTCAAGTTTGGTCCCGCTGTCCTTCACGGTCACCTTTCCGAATACCCCGATCCCGGTGCCGAGATGCCGCCCGCCGTTCGACGCCGTCGCCTTGCCCTCGATGCCATACACCGTCTGAGTAGCCGCCATCGTTGCGGACACCTGCGTGTTGGCGAAAATGGCCTGCATCTGAGTATCCGTACCGTCGCCCCAGCCAACGATCTTGCTGGCCACGTGCATCATATTGGCACGGCCCAACGCGCCCACGTCGGTGATGTCGATCCAGTCGTTGCCATCGTACGTGCTGAATCGGCCATAGGTCCGCACCAGATCAGATGATGCGTTGCCCAGGGTCGCGTTGCCATTCACCTGGAGTGCATCTGTCACCGTCAGATCATCCGACACCGTCAGATCGGTGATCGTCATAGCTCCCGTGGACGCAATCGCGCCGCTCTGCACATCCAGCGTGCCGCCGCTCTGGATCTCCAGCTCGCCGCCGCTGGCCACGACCGCCTTGTCGCCACCCTGCTCGACGTAGAATGCCGTCTGGTACGTCCGCGCGACTGGCTCCTCCGCCGGCGTCGAGACCGCGATCCCCGAGACCACCAGCGCCCCCAGCGACACGGCCATCGCCGCCACGATCAGCAACTCCGCCCACGTCGGCAGTCCGTTGTTTCGTCCCCCGTTCCCGTTCTTCCCGAACATCTCGTCCTCCTGTGCTAATGTGTGTTATCCGACCTACACTTACACAACCGGTAGCAACGTGCACCGGCAAAACACGTGCAATGGAGGATGCCTCACATCCTCATAATTCAGCGACAGCGACGTCCGCCCCACGACGAACACGTCCCCCGTGCGGAACAGCGAATCGCCCGCCGGCCAGCGCTTCCCGTGCAGCGCTCCGCAAAATGGACACACCCGATCATCGAGCGCTGTCCACCATTCGATCTCGCCCACCTCCGCCGCCTGGTACGCCGCCAGGCTGCCCGCGTTCTCCGAGCGGATCGTCTCCGTCCGCGCGATCATCTCCGATCGGAGGAACGTCCAGCCATCGTACAGGCCCTGGAGCCCCGTGGCGTCGCGCTGGCTGCCGATCAGCTCCAGCACGCCCCAGCCCTCCTCCATCGCCTGGCCCACCAGCCCCGCCACCGCGTCCCGCGTCACACCCTGGTGCCGCTCCACGAAGTGAAACGAATACTCCTCGACGAACGCGAGCACCTCCTCCCGCGTCATCGCGAAATCGACGCCCAGCTCGATGGCCCACTCGTCGGCCCACTCCTCCGACAGGCCCTGGAACATCGGGATGAACCCGGCCCGCCAGTCGCCCTCGCGCGATTCCAGCGTCTCTTTGATTGTCAATTCGACCGCCCGCCAGTCGGGCACCGCCTTGTGTGCCTTCAGCGCCTCGATCAGCGCCCGCCGCTCCTCACCGAACAGGCCCGCCGCCGTCCCCGCGAACTGCTGCTCCCAGGACCGCGCGACCGGGTCCTGGACCTCCTTCCACAGCCGGAGGCCCGCCGTCTCCGTGTCCGTGCGAAGCTGCTCAATCCAGTCGCTGGCCATTCCCCGCCATCGCCCGTCGCACCAGGTCGTACATCCGCGACACGTGCGGATAGGCCACGAACTTGCCCTCGTCCCCACCACCCGGCGCCGGCGCCGCCTGGCCCTGCCGCTGCTCGTACATCCCCAGGCTCACCAGGTACACGTCCCCGCGCGGATCCGGATCCAGGCCCAGGATCGCGCGGTACTCGTTGCGCGTGATCCCGCTCGCCAGGAATGCCTGCCGCCCCCGCTCTGCCCGCGCGTTCACGTCCTCCCGCAGTGCCAGCACCTCGGAGAAGTCCCAGCGAAACGGGCGCGCCTCCGGGGCATAGCCAAAATCGGCCGCCAGGTGGAAATTCATCCGCGCTTGGAATCGGCGATAGATCGGCGATAGCGTGTTCTCCCACGCGATCTTGCGGGCCTCCGCCACATTCGAGTACGTCGCGTGCTTCAGCCCGGCCATCGCCCCGATGAGCACAGGCGGCCACTTGAAAATCATCGCGATGCGCGTCTCCGACAAGTCCGTCAGATCCGGCATCCCCATATCCTTCTGGGAAAGTCCAAGCTGCTGATACTCCGTATCTGCGTCCAGCACCGCGACGTCGTGCCGCCCCGAGTGGCTGCCGAAGCGTGCCCGCCACAGCGCCCGGATACGGTCCGCCTCCCCCTGCTCGACCCGCTTCTTGAATTTGAGCAGGCCCTGAGGAACGGCCGCGTTCTCGAAGAATGCGTTGACGTAATCCGTCGCCTGGTTGTCCCGATCCACGGCCCGGGCCGCCACCGCCATCGGTGCCAGTCCCATGTACGGGTTCAGGGGGTGAGGATACTTGAACTGGATCACGTCCCGCGGGTCGAGCGGGATCTCCTGACCGCCATCCAGCCGATAGCGCCACTCCCGGATGAACGTCTTCGGGTCCGGGATGGGCCGCATCCGCCCCGGCGTGATCGGCCATAACTCCACCGGCGCGCCCGCCCGGCTGCGCACCTTCTGGAAGAAGGCGTTACCCGCCAGGCACAGGTACAGGAGCGTCAGCTCCCACAGCTCAAACTCCGTCATCGCCGGGTTCGGCTTGACGATCAACGCCCGCGCCGGATGCTTCGCCTGCTCCTCGTCGCCGTCGTACACCCGTAAGGTCGGCTCGGCCGCGCTCTCGGCGATGTCGCTGATCACGGCATACACGACCTCGTTGGTCATATAGCCCTCGCGCGCCGCCGCCCGAAAGCTGAAGCCCTGCGACAATGCCCGCTCCCGCCAGGTCGTCGTCGCGCTGTAGGCGGTCACGTTGTCCGAGCCCGCCGCCTTCCCGGCCAGCACCTGCAGCGCGCTCCCGAGGCGATATAAAAACGAAGTGCCTGCCATTACACCTCAATCACCGAAAAAGGTCCGAGCACGCTGGGGGAAAAATGTGCCGACACTTCCAATGCTCGCATAACCCGCTCATCTGGTAACAAATCCTCCAATGCCTTCAGCACCCCCAGGGCGTAATGTTCCCCGCAACCACACGCCGCGAATCCATCCCGATACGTATTCACCTGGAAATCAGAGTCGATCACGTACACGGCTCCCCGGTATCCGACGAGAAATGTGCCTCCGCTCTCAACATTGTTCTCAACCTTGGCAAAGCCGTTCTCCTTAAGGCACTGTCGGACCGCAGGAACAAATCGCCGCACCATATACTCCAGATCACATGCCTCACCATCTTGAGGTTGCACGTCTAGGTAATACTGCAAGATCTGCCCCATCCGAAAGGAGCTGGTATACCCAATAGCAAATTGCCCCGTCCGAAACACCTTGGGAACCATTGTTGCTTGCACAACGTATCCATCGGACGATGCCGAATCCGCCCCGATATACGCCTTTCCATCTTGAGCCACACCCACGATGCAAGTCATTTCATAGCTCCGCCAACTTCACTTGTCCGCCCTAAGAAAGAGGTTGAACAACTTACCTGGGAACCCTGTGTCGATGCCACCTTGCCCTCCTTTCTTGTGCCCTACGCGACCCCCCAACTCGGAATCGCCAGCTTATTGAACGCCCCCGACGACCCGTCCACCTGGTCGTCGTGCGCGCCGTTCGGGAACGCCGTCAACTCCGCGATGTACGCCCCGTTCCACCCGCCGCGTACCAGGTACACGTTCCCCGCCTCACATTGCGCCGCGAACGGCTCAGCACGGACCGCCTTGTCACCCGTCGGCTTCTCCTTGTGCACGTCGAAGCCGGCCAGGTTACGCACCGTCGCGTCCGCCGAATCCTTCCCCGACGAGCCACCCTCCTCCTCCACCCAGATCGTCACGTGCCCGCGCTCCCGGTCCAGTTCCGCCGTCTGGCGCATCACCCGCTCGCGCTCGCCCGAGCTCCACTGCCCGCGGACGACGTCCTCGATTGCATAGAGCCCCCCGGCCCGGGCCATCAAGACGCCCGCCGTATAATCGCCCGCGCCCGCCGTCCCGGCCTTGTCCCAGTAGCGCACCCGGACGGCCTCCGCCGGGGACGCGTCCCGAATCGGAAACCACGCCCGCTTGAACCGGTTGCCCTCCGGCTGGATCGGGCTCGCCTGATACTCCGCCATCCACCCCAGCGAGCCCACGTCCCGCCGAATCTCGGCCAGGGCCTCGGCGCTGAAGCGCAGCGGGCACAGTGCCTCGCCCGGCTCCCGCCCGAGTGGATCCCCCAGGCCCACCGGCAGCCCCATCCGCGCGTGCTGCTCGTCGCGCTGATCCTGCGTCTCCGCCAGCGCCGGGAGCCGCAACACGTGCCAGGCATCCGCGTCCTGCTGGAGCAGCCGCCCCGCGAGGTCGTCCTCGTGCCACCGCGTCATGATGAGCACGATGGCACCGCCTTCCCAGACCCGCGTGCGGAATGTCATCCGGTACCAGTCCCACACCGTGTTGCGGACGGTGAGGCTCTGGGCCTGCTTCCAATTCTCGAAGGGATCGTCGATGAGCCCGAGCTGGGCCCCGTGCCCCGTGATCGGTCCTCCGACGCCCGCCGCCAGCACCCCGCCCCGCCGGGCCTGGATGCGCCAGTAGTCCACCGCGCGGCTGGACCGGTCCGTCGTCACGTCCGGGAACAGCGTCCCGAACGCCGGCGACTCCACCAGGCCCCGCGCCTCGCGGCTCTTGGCGTAGGCCAGCGACGCCGCGTAGCTGCACAAGATCACCGGATCGTCAGGCCGATGGGCCAGCCAGTAGGCCGGTGCCCGCACGCTGGCCAGCTCCGATTTCCCGTGCTGCGGAGGGGCCCAGATCATCAGCCGGGTGATCTCCCCGCTGACAACTCGCTCCAGCGTCCGCGCAATCAGCGCGTGCGCCGGTTCCGGGCGATACTGCGGATATGTGTATGTGGTAAAGTCCAGTAAGCTACGCCGGGCCAGGGTCCGGCTCGCCAGCTCCTGCTCCGGATCGTCGGGCGATAATCTCGCGTAGTTCCTCATCACTCAGCGCCGCAAAATTGACCACCGTCTCGCCTACCCCACCAGGCGGTGTCGTTGCCTTGTTCGCTGTCTCTCCCGCCCCCACCCGGTCGAGAATGTCAAGCGCCGCCAGCCGCTGCAGCTTCTGCTGATCGGCCGACGTCATTAGTGTGATCAGCCGCTCGACCGCGTTCGGACTCGCCTGAGCCAGCTTGCGCTGTGCCTCCTCAATATAGCGCGCAATCTCACCATCCTTCCACTGCTGAGCCCGCGCTGTCGCCAGTTCCAACGCTCGCGCGATCCGTGGATCGCTCTCCCAGCCCGCCCGGCTTGGCCGGTCATACCAAGTCGAGCGATTGCAACAATCCGGCTGACGGAACACGTCCGACATCGAGACCCCCAACGTGGCCGCGGCCTCCGCCAGCTTCAGCACCGTCGTCCGCTGCTTGCGCGTCAGCCCCCGCAATGCCTGCTCGATCTCGCCCGTCATCCACCGTGGAAAGTACCCGACCATACCCCTGTACGCCTGCCGTATGCCCCGAATTTGTCTTTCCTTGAGTATCTATAGAGTGGTTCACACCCTATCACTATACGAAGTGTAGCGCCGACAATGCACATTATCCGAGGTGGAGGTGGCGGGAATCGAACCCGCGTAGCCGGAGCGCGCTTTGGCCCTTCCCCGGCTCTAAACCCTTCACCCCCGCGCGACTACCACCACCCCGCTGCCTGGAGCACCCACAGGTGCCAGACCGTCAGCGGCTGTCCCGGCTCCGGCCAATATGGCGGTACCGCCGGCGCCGGCATCGTCGGCATCGGCAACACCGACACCACCGTCGGCAATGGCGACACCACCGTCGCCGTCGGCTCTGCGGGCGCGGGAGGCTCCGGGCGCGGTGGCATCGTCGCCGGCACCCGCGTCGCTGGCCGCGGTGGCAACGGCACCGGCGAGTCGAACGCCGCCGCCTCCGTCGCCCCGCCCCCCGCCACGAACGCCAGCAAGGCCAATCCCGCCAGGATCAACCCGATCATCGTCACGCTATTCTGATTCACCGGCCAACTCCTCCACCCCGCACATCAGGCAGGCCAGTTGCACCGAATCGACCAACCGCAACCGCGCCTGCTCGTGATCTTCCTGCCATTTCGCCAACCGTCGCGCCACCTCGAAGAGACGCACCTGGTGCATCTCCTTCGCCAGGTCCCGGAGCTCCGCCTCAATCGGCAGCAGCTCCCGCAGGTGGCTCCGCAGCCGCGCGTCGTCCGCGACGATCCGCGTAATCACGCGCGCCGGCCAGCCCGTCAGATCCTCCATCTCCGGCAGGTCCAGCTCCTCGCGCATCCGCTCCATCGCCGCCTCCGCTCCCGCCCGGCTGCCGAATCCCCAGGCCAGCACGAACCGCATCAGCGACCCCTCCGGCGCTGCGTCCTCCAGCACCCCCGCCCGGATCGCCGCCTGCTCCTCCGGCCTGTCCGCCCAGATGTACCAGGTCACCCGCTCCCCGCGCCTGGCCCTGGCTCGTTTGACCCTCATCGAAAATTCCAATCCGGCACATCGCGATGCAGGTCCCCCAAGCGTTCCCGTGCCTCGAATAGCTGCCCGCTCCAGATCGCCCGTCTGGCATCCGCGATCACCACCGGCGTGATCGCGTACATCGTGCCATAGCGGTCGTAGTCGATCACCGCGCATCCGTTCTGCCACTGCTGGCGGCCCCGCTTGCCCGGCACCCGCCCGTCCGTCCAGCACGCGCACCCGGGACAGAATGCCGCGATCTCCTCCTGCCCCTCCCGCACGAACTTCGTCCGGCTCGTCCACTCGATGCGGTGAATGTGGCCGATGATCTCGGTCACGTCCGCCACCTGGACCACCGCCTTCGTCGTGTTACCCGGCACTTGAGCCCGGTCCCCATGACTCAGCCGCACCGCGTCATTGAGCCACCCCGCCTCGTCGGGATAATCGCCCACCCACTCCGCGCCCAACTGGTGGAGAGCCAGCAACCGGGGGAGACTCATCGCCGGCGGCAGCTCCAACTCGTCCACCGCCCGCAACTCATACGCCGCCGTCAGGTGCTTGGTGATCGCGTCCCGCATCCGCTTGCCGTGATTACCCTCGTAGAGGCGTATCTCCGCGGCCGGGCACGCCTGCCGAAATTGCGCCAGCCACCAGTGCGCCTCCAGGAGCGCCGGCTGCGTGCACAACTGGAACTCCGGCGAGCGGACGAAGCGGTCCGTCCAATCCGTCATATCCAGCATATCGCCGAGGATGTCGATCCGGTCCGGCCGCGCCGCCGCCGCGATCTGGAGAATCACGTCCAGCACCGCCCGGTTGTGCAGCGGCGTCAGCTCACCCGACTGGAGATCCCGCTTGAACCAGAAATGTGGATCCGCGAATATCAGGCTCCGCGCCAAGCCCTCGCGCCCGGCCTCCCCCGGCGGCTCGAACGTCGCCGCGCACGCTACCGGTCGCAGCACCGGAAACACCGGGATCGGCTCGCGCCGCACCAGCCAGGCCTTGACCTGAAACAGCGGCGTGACGACGACCTGACCATTGGGAGCCTTCGCGCCCACCTCCCACTTATTCACCACGTGGCGCTCGACCCGCCAGACGTCCAGATCGACCCGGCAGAATACGAGCAACTGCTCCAGCGTCGTGATCCGCGCCGAGCTGCTCGTCGCCACCGCCGTGTTGCGCTGCTCGTCGAATTCGACCTGGCCCGACTCCGTCTTCGTGCCCGCCCGGCGATACTGAGCGCACCGATAACGCAGCGCGCCCCGCCGGACCTCCGGGAATCTCTCCTCGATCTCCGCCCAGGTCAGTCCCTCAGCGTATTTTAAACGTGCAATCTCCTCACCCGATGGACCGCTGTCGGCCACCGTGCTACCCCAACTCCTCCTGCAGCAGCGCGAAAAAGCGCGCCTTCCAGTGCCCGCTCGCCACCGCCGCCCATCCCGGACAGATCGTGCTCGTGTAATCCCGATGGCCCCGCACCATCTCCAGCGACACACCCATCTCGGGATTGCGCACCGCCCAGGCCGCCACCCGCGCCGCCGCCCGGAGCTGCACCTCCGCCGGCCGGTACACGTGCAGCGTCCCCGCCAGCCCCACTGACAGGTGCGTGTTCTCGTGCCCGCAGTGATCGTGCCAGCAACCCTCGCTGAGATCATTGCACAGGAGCACTTCCCCCGTCTGCGAGATCCAGATCGTGTACGGGGTCGAGGGCCGCCCCCCGTCCTTCTGCACATACCACTGCGCGAACGCATGCGGGCTGTCGCTCAGCGTATGGTGCAGCGTGACCCCATCGATCTCGTCGAGCCGCCGATACCACCATCCGTTGGCCAGGCTGCCTGGACAATCATCATTGCGCGCCAACTCCGCGCGGATGTCCCGAGTCCACGGCACCGCCGGCGCCGGCGTCGGCGTCTCCAGCGCCCGCTGGAGGTTGGCTGCCACCGCCTGGAGTGATCCCACCGCGCTCGTAATCGCCGCCCGCAAGTCACTCATTTGCTTGCTCCGCATCCCTTGCACCGGTTGCCCGTGTTCCATATCCCGCAATACAAACACCGCCATTCTCCCTGAGAAGGCTGCCGCGGGGGTGGAAATGGATTAGTCGCGTGGCTTCCACGCGGCTCAAGATAAATACCCCTCGCTCTCCGAATCGGCGGGCGCGTATCTGGATCTGCTCGGTGAAATATCATTTCGACGCTCCAATCCACGCGGCGATGGCTGACCCGATGAACTGCAACACGGCCAACGCACCGGTCACCAGCCCGAGGCGCTCCTTGAACCGCGCGCTATCCTGCTCCAGCGCGCGGATACGCTCCTCCTGCTGATCCTGGTCCTCGCACAACCCGGTCACTTTCTCGATGACCGTGTCCAATTTTGCGTTGAGTAGCGCCAGCGTGACCCCTTCGTCCGCCATCGGCCTAGTCCGGGAATTGCTTTTTGACCTCGGCCTCGATCATCGCGCGGACCACGTCCGCGTACCGGTCGAGATCCAGCGCTACCCCGGCCGCCGCGAGCTGCGCCTCGACGAACTGGATCGCCACGTCCAGCTTGGCCTCGCCATACTCCGCGAGCTGATCCGTGAGCCCGAGCTGTTCCGCCGCAGCCACCGCTCGCTCCGCTGCCGCCTCGAGCACCTTCCACTCATCCTTCTGGCGCAAGCGCTCCAGATGCGCCTTCAGCTCCGCGAGCCCCCACACCAACAACGGAGGAATCGCCACCTTGATCAGCACCATCAGCACGTTCTGCACGATCTCCAACTCTTGACCCGTCATCGCCTTACCTCCTGAGCTGATAAACTGCATTGCCAGAACAACAAAAAAGCGCGCCGCCTCCCCCCGAAGGAGAGAGACGGCGCGCTTTGTATCGCTAACGCCCGGGCCCCGCAGGGCCCTATTCAGTTGAAATCAAAAAAAGACGAGCCTACCCGACCGTGATCGGAGTCTCGTCCTCGAACACCGCACACCGCGGGCGAACCTTCCGCCCCGCGCAATCAAACTCCAACTTGACCCGCGCGCTACCGTTGAGACGCGGCGCGTGGCGCGCGATCCAACTCACAATCGCCGCCGCCCGGCCTTCCAACGTAGCAGTATGGCCACCCGCGCGGACCTGCACAGTGTCCATGCCCGCATCGTACCACAAATTGTGGGATGGGTCAACCGATTCAATAGCTACGAATAGCGATTCACAGCCCCATCGTTTGCAGCGTCTCCCGCATCCGCTGCATGGCCCCGTGGCACATACTCCACTGTGCACACGCCGCCACGCCCAGCGCGCGGAACGCCGCCCCGAGCGCTTCCGTGTAGGCCACATCCTCCTGGCGCTGCCCGTCCGCGCTGATCGTCTCCGCCGCGAGCGTGCACGCCTCCGCCAGCCGCGCGCAATCGTCCGCCGAGACCTCAATAGCCGCGTTGTATGCCTCGATGCTCGCTATCCGCATTTTCAGGTACCCCCCGCCTCTGTTGTGAGATAGCCGCCAATCGCGCACAAGCCCGCGACCGACGACCTCGCCGGTCTCAGCTCCTGGCAGAGCAAGACGGACGCGCCGCCGGCCGCGGGCCTGTGCCCGCAACGCCAAGTTGCGCGACCGACGATCATCCGTCTCTTGCTCTGCCAGGAGCAACTCCAGTATACACCCATCCCCGCTCAACGTCAATCTACAGCCCCGCCACGCGCCCCGCCCCGCCCCACGCACCGAACTACCGCCCCGCCCATTCCGCCCCGCCCCGCCCCTCCACGCGCGCCAATCGGCCCCATCGACGGCCCCGCACGACGGCCCCATTGTGCCCGCACAATCGGCCCCGTCGATGGGGCCGTCATACGGCCCCGTAGCAGCGCCCCGCGATCAGCTCCCACGACCTGGAATGCAAAAGCCCCGGCTCGATAGTAAGCCGGGGCTCTCGTGCACGCCGCGTGCTATTTTTTCTATTTTGCCTCCCCATCGTATATGGTCTCTGTTATCTCCACCGGTTTGCTGCCCTTTTGGGCCAGCAGATATGCTGCGGTGGAGGGTGAGGCTGTAGCCAGGGCCAGGCGGTCTCCTGCGTTCAGGGCTCCGTGGTCCTGGACGCGCGAGATGGCAATGGGATGGTCCTCGTCCACGATGGCGAGGATGGCCTGCCCTTTATGCATCCCGGTCCGAGATGATCCGCTGGCCCGCTTCTCCCATAGGGCCTCGCTGGTGATATGGTCGTCGCGATTCCATTTCTGGATCGCAACCGCGAAGATCAGCCTGCAGGTGGGGTCGCCCGGGGCGGGATCGTCCAGAGCGACGTAACCCCATTCGTTGGAGTGCTCCCACCGGTACGCTGTTTTCGAGTAGTAGGGGTACGCCCCCTCTACTTGCGTCCCGACCATTTGCGCACCCGCTTCGTGTTGGGTGCGCATGACGCGCACTCGAGCGTAAGGCGCGGTGGGATCACTGCGCTGATCGAATACATCGATACGCCCTCCCCAGCTTGCGCCGAAGCGGGAGCCTTTGACGGTAGCGCGGCGATAGGGCTTGATGCGCCGGCCATCTTGCTCTTCGATGACCCTGAACGGCATGCGCTCCACAGCCTGGCTCACATCGCAGCACGGAAATTCCTGCAGGCATTCCCGCTGCTTGACGACGTGACAGGCCTCCTTGCTCAATGCCCGATCACAGCAAGTCGGGCATTTCAGGGGCGGGATCTGGAGGCCCCGGGCCTCGTACCAGCCCGGAAACCACTCGAACGATTGTCCACAAGCCACACAGATTGAAATTGAAATTTGCCTATCCATCTTGTTGCTCCTTTAAAACTGACTGAATTCTGCGCCGATACTTCTTCACCGAATCCACCGGCTTCCCAAGCGCGGTGGCGATGGCTTCGTTGCCCCACTCCTTGTGGAGTGCATTGATCACGAATACGTCTCTAGCCGAGGCCAGCATTCCACGCCGACCTCGCTTGCTGCGACTGGCCAAGAAGATCCTGTATAATTCGCGGAGGATCTCCTCGGGGAGATCCCCGATCTCTTCCTGTTGGTTGTGCAGGATGACAGTATGGAATTCATCCTCGATAGGGGCTGTAATCGTGAAAGGATTTTTCCCCCACACTTCGCGGATTATGCATTTTGTGGCTGCATTTCTGGCAGCCACTACAGCGTAGCCGATCTCGCCAGGGCATTTGTTCCAGGCGCGCCAGAATCCTTCGGCAGCGCCTTGGACCACGTCTTGGAAATCCTCGCGATCCGGGATCACCCCTAAATTCGCGTAGGCGCGCCGAGCAGCGGCGGTAGCTCTGGTTTGGATGAGATCGGCTAGCCCTTCCACTTCTGGGCCTCCTATACCTGGTACTCGACCTGGCGCAACTCCCACCAGGTCTCCGGGTCACCCTCCCCGTCGAGGGTGACCCACTCGCCCGCTTGCGCTTGGCGAGCATTCTGCTCTTGCTCTAGCCATTGCCGGGCCCTCTCTTCTGTGGGGAAAAGATACCCACCCGGTTCCACGCGCCACGGCGGGGAGGGTTCCCCAGTAGCCTGGAAATGGGCCTCGGCGGCCCACGCGCGGTGGACGGCCTCGGCGATGGCACCGGTCTGACTCTCCGACCACCATTTCTGGAGATCGGAGAGGCGACGCAGTGTCAAAGCGCTGGCCCGGAAATTCACCTGATCTTTCATCGTCCTATCCAATAGATCTCCCATCCCTCGGGGATGGGACCTTCGCCCTCGCCTTCGGCACATTCAGCGTGATACCAATACACGTCTTCCTCGGTTAGGCCCCAACTTGCTGGGCCTTCCGTGGAATTGGCCATTACTGTATCGATAGCTTCTTGCTCAATCTCGCACCCACATACCCTACATTTCGGCATTTCACTTTCTCCTTGCCCGCCGGGGGATACCCGGCGGGCAGATAACAACGAACTACTTCTTGCGACGAACTCGACGAACTTGCTGCCGAACCTCCCTGCGGCTCGCTTTTTTCCCAATCAGGCCGCAGATTTTCCGAAGCTTCCTGACACTCAATCCTTTCTTCGACATTTCAATCACCTCCTCTCTCATCTAATCTCACTCTACATCGACTGCTTGATGATCTCTTTCAAGCGGCTGGGGGAGATGCCTTTCTCGAAGGCCTGGCGGGCGAGAGACTTCAGGGCATTTAGGCTCTGCTGATCGATCTCGAGGCCACTTGTCGCCTGGTGGAAATAATCGAGAAATGCGGCTTCTTGCTCTTGATCTAGCAGGTCGTCTAGGTGCTCTGCGAATTCCTGTAGGTTTTTCATCTCCTCGGTTTCTCCTTTTCTAATCTGGCCTAATTATAGCACAATGCTATACATTTGTCAAGCATTTGCCCCCATTTTGCCCAAAACTGCTCGCTTTTCGCCCGAAAACCACCCCCAAAACCAGCAACCCCCACCAACGCCACTTTTACACTCCGCAACACCCCTTGCACACCCCACCCCAAAAATTTCTACTACTACCCACGAAAGCCCACCCACCCCGCCAAAACCCCACCCGTGCCGCCCCGTCCCGGTAGTAGTAGAAATAGAAAAAGCCTCCACCCGGTGGGGTGGAGGCCCCAACCTCCCCGCCAATAACCTTCCTTATCCGCCCTACCCCACCCGCGCCACCACCACCGCCAGCCCCACCCCGACCGGCACCAACCCCACCGCCAGCACCAGCAGCCCGCACCCCTTCTTCTTCTTCCGCGGCCGCCCCGTGCTGATCGTGCCCGCCTTCGTCCTCACGCTCGCGCTCACCCCCCGGCTGCTGATGTTGATCCCCGCCTTCCGCCCGATCCGCGCGCTCGGCTTGGTCAGCCGCACCCCGCGCGGCATGATCCGCAGCCTCGGCTTCCGCACCGAGATCAGCTTCCGTCGCCTCCGCTTCGCCATCGCTCCTCCTTATTGTACGACGAACGGCCAATCCATCGAGCCGCCCGGATCGCAAGTCACACGCACAGTCCACTCGCCCGGCGAGGTGCTAGGCCCCACGGCCCAGATCCAGCCCAGGCGGCCGTCGTCGCCAGCGGTCTTAGGCTCCAGGCCCTTGGCGCTAGACCAGCACGTGGCATACCTCACGCCCGGATCGCAGGTCGCGCCCGGGGCGACCTGAATGACGAGGCTCGCGTTCGAGTTCGGCACAATCGGCGAGGTCAGGCTAATCAGCACGATCCCCGCCGCCGGGAGCTCGGTGGCCACCACCGGCACGAGAGTCTCGGTCGGGAGTGGTGTGTCGGTGGGCACTGTCGTCGCCGTCGCCGTGGGCCTCGGCGAGGGGGAAGGCCGCGCCGTCCGCGTCGCCGTCGGCGCCGGCGTCCGCGTCGGCCTGGGCGTCCACGTCGGCCCTACCGTCGCCGTCGCCGTGGCCACCGGCTCAAGCGCTGCCTCATCCTCGTTCCACACAGAAATGCCGGTCACCCCGCAGCACCCCAGCGCGATGACCAGCAGCACCAACATTATGGATGGAATCCGATAGCCTCCGATCTTCAGCCGATACGCCAGAACCCGCTTAACCCAGCTCGTCCCCTCCGTCTCCGCCATCGTCGTCGCCCTCCTCGATGCTGTAATCCGGCCCCGGTTCGTTCACCGAAAATGCCCCCTCCGGCGCGCGGACCGCCTTCATCAGCCAGATCATCTCCACCACCCCGCGCCGGAATGCCTCACTCGTCCCGTCGATCTCCCGCAAGATCTCCGCATCCACCCCCATCACGCGGCCCTCCCGGGTCGCCTCGCTCACCAGCCCCGCCTGTGCCCAGAGCTCACACCAGCCCACGCGCAAGGCGTGGCACAGGCCCTCCGCCATCTCGACCGTTGGCAACTTGACATCATTCTTGCGCCTGCTGATCGCGCCATTCGCAAACCCCGCCGCCGCCTCCAGTTGTCGATACGACGGAATATCCCGCTCCATCATCCGCTGTTCTACCCAATCCCAGAACTCATAGACAGTTTTCTTCATCCCGTCACCAGTTTACCACACCAGGTGTAACGAATTTCCTAAATTGGTGTCGAAACCTATTGACAGCTAATAAAAACTGTGGTAGTATAGACAGTGTGTTACACTGATGGAGAAAATCAGTTACAGGAGGACACAATGCACGAACCTCAACAGAAGGTTACCAAGAGTTTCAGCCTCGAACCCGTCCACATCGCGACCATCATCCAGGTCGCGAAGGACAACGGCAACTCCTCAGAGTCCGCCGCATTGCGGCACATCATCGAAGACTGGTCCAGGATGACCGCCCGCGAGGCCGGCGTCGCCATCCAGGCCACCAACTGACGATGGACG